TATATGGTACACCAGAACGTATTGTAACACATAAGGTACAAACGTGCAACAGCAATTTACCCTGTGCGCTATTTACATTCATGTTACGTTCTTGTAACATATACGTTACAAAGCGAAAGGGGTGAATGTTGTGCAAAATGAGATTGGAAAACGGATTGCGGAGTTGCGCCGGGAACGTGGGTTGAATCAAGAAGAGCTTGCCGAACTTGCCATGTTGCACAGGGTAACCGTTGCGAAATACGAAACGGGGCAAATTGAACCGGGTGCGTTGGCAATCGGGCGCATTGCGGATGCGTTGGGTGTATCTGCGGACGAACTGCTGTGCCGGGTTGATAAACTGCCGCCCTTCATCAATATGGTCAAAGACGCTGTTCCCATTGTTGGGGATATAGCGTGCGGGAAGCCAATCACCGCCGAACAAAACATTGACGGGTATGCAGAACTGCCGGACGGCGTTGCCGCTGATTTCGCATTGCGGTGCAACGGTGACAGCATGACCCCAACTTTCCAACCGGGGGACTTGGTTCTGATACGGCAACAACCCGAAGTGCAACAGGGGCAAATTGCCGCCGTTGGCATTGACGGGGAAGCAACCTTGAAACGGTTTTACAAGAACGGGGACGGCGTTGTTTTGATTGCGGACAATCCTGCATACCCGCCGCAAGTGTACCCGGCGGGAACGGATGTGCGGGTGTACGGGTTGGCGGTTGGATTCGTGCGGGTTTGGTGACCGTTTTTCGGGGCGAAATCCGCATATGCCATTTATTCGCATTTTTCGGGGGTTTTCAGCCGCTTCAGCTTTTGAATGGATAAATACTCATTCAAACTTTGAGAGGCGGTTTCTGTGGAAAACCTTGGTAATGAATCCAACCATATTCTACATATTCAATGCTACATGGTTTGAATGGTATGTAGCGCAACCGCAACAAACATTCAGCCTGTGGAAAACTTGAAGGGGCGCAAAATGCCACGGGAAAAGAAGCAGAAATTGAAAAAACGCCCGGACGGGCGGTATGCATGCAGGTATCACAACCAATGGTTCTATTCGTATGACCCGGATGATTGTCTGCGGCAACGGGAAGAATTCAAGGCGGCTGAAAAGCGGGGGCGGGTTGCGGTGTACTTTGTCAGCGGGTATGCTGAAAAATGGTTGGAACGCTCCCGCCCGGATGTTGTGCCAAGCACAATGACGGGGTTGCGCACTCACCTTTCCAACCTAACGGATGCGGTTGGCAACCTGCCGTTGTCGGATGTAAAGCCTTCGGACATCAAGGGCATTTTCTCAACACGTTACAAAGGGCTTTCCAATTCATACATCAAGGCGGCAAAGCAACTTTATTGCGCCATGTTTGATTCAGCGGTTGCGGATGGGTTGATCTTGTCAAACCCCGCACGTGACCGCACGGCAAAGCCGCACAAAGGCACAACGGGCGGGCATAGGTCAATCACGGCACAGGAAAGGGAATGGATAGAAACGCTCTGCACGGAACACAGGGCGCACCCGGCTGTTATGGCAATGTTATATGCCGGGTTGCGCCCGCAAGAAGCAAAGGCGTTGGATATTGACCGGGATGTTGACTTCAAGCGGGAAATAATAGCGGTACGGGAGACAGCCCACACAAGCCCCGAAAACGGGCAGAAATACGCCTATACAGGCAAGGGAAAGACAGACAAAGCAAACAGGTCAATCCCGCTTTTGCCCCCGCTGAAAACAGCCTTGCAAGGGCGCACAGGGCGTTTGATAACATCGGCGCACGGGGAAGCGGTCACGAAAACAACGTGGCGGGTTGTGTGGCGGTCATACGTGTCAAGCATGGAAGCGGCAATCAACGGGGTGCAACGGCGTTGGTACGGGCGCACAAAGGAACACAAAGCCATCCTTGCCGCCGGGGGCAAACTGCCGCCGTGGATACCGTTCACGGTCACGCCGTATGATCTGCGGCACACATTTGCAACCATGCTTCGGGATATGCAACCGCCCGTTGAACTGCATACCGTCATAAAATGGATGGGTCATGCGGACGCAACCATGCTTTTGCGCATATATGACAGCGTGACAGACAGCCGGGAAACATCGGAAGCGGAGCGGGTAAAACAGGCGTTTCGTTGTCAAAATGGTAGTCAAGAAGAAAAATAAACCGCCGGAGCGGTTGATACCAAAGGGGTTCCCGGTCATGTAGGCTTGCGCTTCATACCCGGAGTGTCATAGGTTCGAGTCCTATTTGAGCCACACCACAAAACCCCTTGCCACAAAAGGCAAGGGGTTATTTTCGTATATCCGTGTTTGCACAAAAAGTGCCATTTTCATGCAATTATGATTGCGGTTTGGTAGTCAAAACGGTAGTCATAAGCAATCCGCAAAACCAATGTGCCTATCCTGCATCCACTCTTTGACAGCGCACACAACGGAAAAGAAGTTTTGATACCGGGCAACCTGCTTCAGCTTCCAACCGCCGTCATACCATTTCACATACAGGTGAAACGGGTTTGTTGCTTGCTCATAATGCGCAACGCACACAACCTTGAACCCTTCAACCTCAATGTCAAGAACCTTGTGCGTTTTCTGCTTCAATCCTGCCGCCATGCTTCATTCTCCTTTCTTTACCGCTCTTCCGCACACATCACAAAAGTTTGCCATCATGCGGAGTTGATTGCCGCACGCCCCGCAATCCTTCATATCATGCCACCCCAACCCGTTCAATATGGTATCCGGTACAGGGGCAACAGGTTCGCCGCCTGTTGCCGTTTTGTTGCAAAGTGCCGCAACAACCTCTTCCGCTTCCGTCACACGCAACACAACGTGCTTTATGCCCCTGTTTCTTGCTTTGGCAACGTTTGCCGTCATCTGCATTATTTCCCGTTCAAGTGCATATTGTTTCATGCCTTCACCAACCTTTCCACCTGCTCAAACGTAAACCAAAACGCTTTCCGTTGGTAGCAATTGCCGCCAACCTCTTCCCCGGTTTCCTCATCCTTGCGCCCCTTCCACTTCCAAATCGGAAAGGTTGCCTTGGCGTGTTCGCCCTTTTTGACGGTGTAACCAAGTTCCTTCCATCCGTTGAAGGTGTGGATTGGTTCGGGTTCGGGTATCTCAACCTTTGACCCGTCCGGCATTTCCTGCACCAACACCCGCCCGGTTGCTTTCAGCACGCCCGCTTCCATCAAGCGGATTGATTCGGTCAAAATGATCTGCGCATTCGTGATTGCCATTTTTATTCTCCTTTCTGCCGCCAATCGTAGCGGTAAACGGTCACATACTTATTCGGTGCGGTGTACCCCTTCGGGAAGCCCATGTCCTTTTCCAACTGCCGTGCGGTCATGCGCATACACACCCGGAAATTCGGGTCATCTGCCTTTTCGGCTTTTTCCCACGCCGTCCGTTCTGCCTGTGTTTCAAAACCCTTCCACCAACGTGCCATTTGATTGCCCTTTCTGCCGGGTACAATGCCCCCGGCGGGGCGTGTCTAATCAGTAAAGGAAATATGCCGCTTCCTTCATCCACGGGCGTTCCTGCCGCAATATTGTGGCAATACTGCGGTCAATGCGCTTTGCCTTGGCTTTGTCCTCTGTCTGCGCCTTTTTGTGCGCCAACACGTTCAGCCTGTTGCATACTGCAATGCGGCGTTCCGTTTCTGCCGGGGTGCATCCCATCTGCTTGAAAGTCATTTTGCCGCACCTGCCTTTCTCATGCTCTCCCGCCAAGCGTCAAACTTGGCTTTGTTCTCCCGTTCAATTTCGATGTGTACCCGGATTTTCTCTTTGATGCTCATTGCCCTTGCTCCTTTCTTCAACACCATTGGCGTTGACTACAACGGGCGGCGTGCGCCCGCTGTCTGTCAGTGTCAAAGCGTTTCATACTTGCCCGTTGTGGGGTTGCGGTACTGTATCTCCGTGCAACCGTAGTCATACATATAACGGTCAAGCGGGGCGAAGTCGCTGTCATCCGTGCTTTTGCCGTAGGCGTAAATTTCGCCATCATCATCCAACAGCCGGAAGCTGTGCAACGTTGGCACGCAACCAAACTTTTCAACGCACTTTGCTTTCAGCTTCTCAAGCCGCCCCGTGTACTCATCCTTGCCGCTGTCCGTGATCGCCTTTGTCCACTTGGTAATGCAATACATTGTCACCGCTCCTTTCTCTACCAACACATTTCGTCATCCGTGGTTTCCTTGTAAAGCCGGAAAATCTGCCGTGCCTTGGTCTTGGTGATTGCACCAAATTCCTTCACATAATCGTCAAACGTGCGCTTGTCCCAACACTCAAACACCCCGTCCCCGCCTTTGGAGTAATTCTGCCGTGCGTACTCCATCAGTTCATCAAATGTCATTGCCTTTGCCATTGCCATTGCTCTTGCCCTTCCTTTCTCACAAATACAGGCTAACCGTGCCGTCATTGTTCCAATGGAGCATCCAAACCTTGTCATTGATCGTTTTACCGCCGTCCGGGCGATAGTAAGCAATCAAGTTGTTGCCACGGGTGTTTTCCTTGATGTCCTTGCGGGCAAATGGCATTGCGTCTGCAATGATCTGTCTGCACTCTTTTGCCGTCCCGGTAAACACCTTTTCAAGTTTCCTGTACGTTGCCGATGTGGTAATCATTTGCGCCATTCCTTTCTGTCCGGCGGTTCAGCCGCCCCCGCCCGGGGGCATATCCCCCGGGAACTGTATTGTAACACATACGCTACAAAAGAACAAGGGAGAAACAGCAAAAAGAATACATTTCTTCATTATAAAGGCATAAAAAAAGAACCCCCGGCGTGAACCGGGGGCGGGTTTTACTTGATTTTCTGCAAAAAATAAACAGCAACAGGGGCGGGAACCGTTGATTTTCCTTGATTCCTTTACTTGCCTGTCACTTGATTATTTGCAGAAAGTAAACGCTTTATTCCTTGGCGGCTTTCGGTGCTTCGGGAATACCCGTGGACAGGGCAAGCAGGATGGCAATAATAAAGCCAAGCCCACCCGCCGAAAGGGCGGCAAGCCAATCAACATCCTTCAGCACAATTGCACCCGTGCCAATGTATGCAAGCATACTTTCGGCAAAGGTACGGATTGCCCGCACAAGGGTTGCTTTCCAAAACTCCCAAGTGAACAAACCTGCATCATCCTTTCTGCATATCGTCAAGGCGTTTGTGTGCGCTCTTGACGCTTGCTTCAACTTCAACAACTTTGGTTTTTAGGTCGGTAACATCTTTTTGAATTGCCCTGTTTTCAAGCTTGATTTCGTCAATGCTCTGCCGGATATAACGCACATCTGCGGTCATTGTTGCCCGCTCGGTTGCGGATGCGCTTGTGTCTTGGTTCTGTGTGCGGCGAAATGACAGGGCTGTAAACAACAGCGCACAGAACGCAATCACAATGGAAATTATTGCTTCGGTTGCCATACGGTCACCCCCTTTCTTCTGTCATGATCGAACCGGGGTATTGCGATATTAACGCATCCGCTTGCGATTTGGACAAGTGCGGAATAGTGATCGTATATTTTGCGGCGGGTTCGGTGCTATCCAAAGCCGCCCACGTTTTTTGACCAATAACGCCGTCTACGGTCAAGCCGTGGTCATGTTGGAAGGAACGCACAGCCTGTTCTGTTGCCGCACCGAATTGACCGTCTGCGCCATACGTGCCGCAATCGTAACCTTTCTGAATCAACTGTGTTTGCGCAAGGGTGACATATTCGCCCCTTGACCCACGCCGCAACGTTGGCTTTGTTGGCGGGGTTGGCGTTGGGGTAGGGGATGTGGGAACGGTTCCGTCAATGCACACAGGCACGCCCCAATGCGTCCATTTCTTGTTCCGGGTTGTAAAGTGTTGCACGCCCGCTGAACATTCAATGGTTTCGTTGTTGTACCCGAACCCGGTGTGTTCCATTGTCTTCCCTTTGCGCACAAACAGGCAACACAACGTGTCCTTCGGCATGGTAGCAATTTCGCCTTTGGCTTTCCAATTGCTCTCCGTTTTCCATTGGCTTGTTGCACCTGCCCCCATCAGCTTCCATCCGAAGACCTGCAACAGTACCCAATAAGTGAAGCCCCGGCAATCAAAAAACCGGGTGCGTGCGCCACCCGAAAACCACTTGCACCCGGAGCAACTGCCCGTGCCGTCAAAATTCTTGCACTTGGATTTTATGTTGTCCTTGTCTTTGCCTTCCTTTGTTCCGTTGTACCTTGCCCGCCTGTTTGCCGGGGTGCAATACTCACCACGTGCGCCGAAGACATACGCCCAACCGACACACAGCAAGGCAATTTGCCAAGCAACCCATTGCAACGGGTTGCCGCTCTTTTTCAGTTCCTCAACCTTGTTCGCCACATAGTTTGCACTATACACGCACGTACCTTCCTTCCGTTTCGGTCAATTTCGGGGCTTTTCAGCTTTTCCACAATTCTTTCCACCTGTGGAAAACGCTACATTCGCCGGATTTGTATGTAGCGGTAATGCTACACACCAAGAAGCACAAAAACGCCTGTGGAAAGCCGAAACCTGTAAAATTCGGTAAGAATTTTTACCAAGGTTATCCACAGAAACCGCCTCTGCTTTGTCGAATGAGTATTTATCCATTCAAGGGGTGAAGCGGCTGAAAAGCCCCGAAAAACGCCGAAAAACGCTAATGTAGAATTCGGTTGGATTCTTGACCACCAAGTTTTCCACAGAATTGCGGACAAGCCCTGTCTGCGCCTTTGAATGAGTATTTATCCATTCGCAACGGAGACCGGGCTGAAATCGCTTGAAAAGCGGCTTAAAACGCTTTTGCAGTTTCAGCCCGGTTCTGATTTAAAGTCCGTTTTTAGTTGGCTTTTCAATCAGAAACAGGTTCATATGTCTTCTCAAAAATATCCGGCTTGCATGGATACTGTTCTCCATTAACTCCTGTTATAATCCAATCTCCAGCATTGGCGTGCATAGTTCCTTCAAGGGTTTCAATGTCAAGTTCTTTGTCCGTCTGATATGCTTCAATTACAACGGGTCTTTTACGATACTTTGCCATTATTCTTTTCTCCTCTCGCACTTATTTCGTCATTGTCCTATTTTTTTTTAAGTTAGAATCTTTCCGAGTTAGTTAACATGCTGATCACGATTATTCGATTTCATTAAACACGTTGTTAAAAATAACCTTTCGCCCACTTCCAATATGATTCCCAGACTCTTTAAATGTGACGTTAGACACAAGATATTCGCTATTACCATCTCTTGATCCAATTATGACACGAGTTCCACAATCAAAAAAACAATCAAACAAAGCAATAGACCCACCATAGCAAAAGAAAAAATCGCCTCGCGGGTTTAGTATAATATCATTTTTAAATGTCGCATTAATAATCGCTGTTGCATCTGAAGCGTTGCTAAAACATGTATAGGGTGTAATGTAAAGGTTATTCATTGAATAATACTGTATTGTCCTTTTATCAGATATCGTTGGCAAGTCAGTAAGTATACTATTTTTTATAATTACGGTTAATAAATAATTTGGGTCGTCGTTGTGAGAGCTTCCCCCGGTAAAACCACCGCTTGCAATAATTTGGCAATTGTCAAATTCAATATTACATTTGTTAATAATAGCTAATATATATGCCGCATTTATTTTCGTATTTTTAATAACTATATTATTCCCAGAACCGAATATATATCTGTTGGTTACTTTGGTGTTACATACTACATTGTCAATAAATAATCCGTCACCATTAAACGCAATAAAATCTATTGCACCATTGCATATAATGTCCCTTGCAGTTATGTTGACGGGATTGCTTTTTGAAGAATTGCTGTTATAAAAATGCAACGGATAATAATCTGAATCTTCTATAATAATATTATTAATAAAAATATCCGAAGTATTTGCTCCAAGATATATCGCATGGTGCAAAGAACCAGCTTTGATAGTTTTTATTTGACAATTTGTAATAATAAGGTTTTCACTTTCTGTGCATACAATTCCCGAAGAACAATCCGTAAATGTACATCCTTCTATTTTTACCCCTATGCTGTTTTCAACTGTCAATGATTCGACTTGATTAAATGAACAATTCCTAATATTGCAATTCGAAAATAGTATTTCTATATTGCTTTCATTTATTGTTCCTCCAGACCACGCAGGCTGTTGATCGTTTGTGCTTGAGAAAATAGAATCGACAATGCTACAATTAGTAAAAGTAAATCCGTATTCATGGCTTGCGCTTGATGGGAAGAACAGATCGACACCGTCAAGGTTGATGTTTGATATATTAAGTCTTGACGTTTTTATTTTATTTGCAGACGATATTATTTCGCATTTTGATATTGCATACGAGAGCGTAGAAGCATTATCTATAGTTGAATCATAACTCATCGGAACAGCCCCGAATGCTTCTAAATTCATTTTTGATGAAACTATCAAACACGCATATAAAACGCCATCTATAGAAATAATACCTTTTTCATCAGCATTTTTATTTTTCATTATTTCATAATACGCAGAGCCTCCGTCATTTACATAATGAAAACCTTTCGTCATAACATACATGTTTTCGTGGAGTTCCCTGTTTTCTTTCATCTCTTGAACAGTGTTAAAAACAACGCTTATTTGGTTGTTTAGATCTTCTGTAAACTTAATACGTTGTAGTGAATGATCTTGTACTGTTGTTGTTGCTTCGGGATGATTGTCAAGCCACGTAGAAACCGCATTAGCAGTCTGAGCATCTGTAGGCATACCATAATCCACCCAAGTAGTTGTTCCATCGCCATTCGTGCGAAGAAACTGACCAGAAGTACCATTCGGCAAAGTAGAAGGTTTGCTTACCTTATTACCTAAGGCGCTCTTTAAATCAGAAACATCGTCCCCAAGCCGCACCTGTGTCCAGTGCGCCGCCGTGAAGGATTCAGAAGTCGCAATGGGGGAAATGCAACGATACAGATTTCCTTCATAATACGTATATTTCCCAAGCGGGACAGGATAAGTGATATTTGCATACGGAACGGCAATGATACCACCAAGGTTTTCGGCGGCTGTTTCTACGCTTTGCATTGCGGTGTTAATGGTCTGCGTCCAATCAGTAACCACAGAACCGGGGTCAATCTGATTGTTCGTTCGTGCCGTCAATACGTTTGTGGAAACACTCGCAAGCGTTGTGACAGTTGTCCCGTCTGTGATGAATAGAGTAATGAAAACAGCACCCGGCTGATACGCCGCCGCAGGAATAAGGATGGATGCAGAATTGCCGGAGCGTGTTCCCGTGCAAGGAACGGTTGACCCGTCTGCTGTCACAACGTACCCTGAAACCGTGCCAGTCAATGTTACGGGTTCTCCGTTGTTGAATACGTGTACGCCGATGCGGTTACCGTTGCTGTTGTGCGAAAACAAACTTCCGTCAAGATAGTGAACCCTGACGGGTTGTTGCAAGTCTTGGTTGTACCATGTTTCAATCTGTGCCATTTTCTGCACCTTCCTTTTTCGTAAACTCTGCAACAAATTCTTCCGGTGTTATGTCTTCAACCGGGTTTCCGGCGTTGCGCAACGCTTGTTTCAATTCTTCTATTGTTTTATCCTTGTTTGCAATGTCTGCCTTTATGCTGTCCCGTAGGGTCACAAGCTTTTGCGCAATCTGTGTCACAACGGCGCACGCCTGTACGTATTGCCCGTCAAGTCCGTACCGCAACAGGTTGTTCATGTCCGAAAGTATTGTGTCAACAAGTTCAGAATTCGTATATATGCCGTTCGCCATGTTGTCACCCCTTTACGTGTTATCCATGCCAAGGTAATTGATTGTTGTTGTGTCAACCGCTGTCACAAGCGTACCGCTTGCGGAGCCGGACGGAGTTTGTGAACTTTGGCTTGACGCATAAAGGAAATAATGGTTCCCGGAACGTGTAACGCTTGTTACAACTGTTTGGCTTTTCCACGCAACGGGCTTGAATTGATATGTCATAGAGCCAAGCATATATGCGTTTTCTGTCATTGTCATGTTTGCAACAAGCAAGGATTTTGACCGTAACGATTCGATCAATCCGTCAATGTCTATGACATCCGCTTGCAACAGTATCTTTGATTCGCCTGTTTGGCTGTTGATCGAAAGCGCAATTTCCCCGGCTTTTATATAATTTTGACCGTTCTTCGTGCCAACAACCATGCCAATCAATTCATTCGTTTTTTCAAATGCGGAATAGGTTGTTGCTTCATCATATTTTTCTTTGTTTTGCCCTCTGCCGCCACCACCGCCGCCACTTGATTCGTTGCTTTCCCTGTTGATGTAAATAATATTTGCAATATACGAACCAATCTCCGGGCGGGTTGCGGTTGGGTCAATCAAATCGACATCGCAACGGATGATTTGCAGGTAAAAGCTTTCCCCGGTTTCGGGTATGTCTACAATTGCCAAATCATGCAAGCGGACGGGTTGATCTTTGTACCCCAAGCGGTAAAGGTCAGCAACCGTTCCTGTTATGCTGATTTTCGGCTTGTTGGTCTGCTTCAAGGCTTCCCATGTTTTTTCCAACAACGTTGCCCCGTCTTTTATGTCCCCGTTCTGATAAAACCCGAACCGGGGTCTTCCGTTCCTGCCGTACAACGCCGTTGCTTGCGGGTCTTCAAGGTATGTTTGACCTGCGGGCTTTGCCGGGTGATCTGCCGTTTCTGTCCACACTTCATCCGCAAACGTAACCGTTTCTTGCGTGTCATCCCCGCTTGCCTGTGCCTTGTCAACGCTCCCGCCGTACCCATACAAAGCCGTTAGCGTTTCGGAATCATCATAAACAACGGAAGCATCCGACATATTTTTATCAATGGACAGCCGCAAGCCACGCCAAACGCCCGTTGATTCGGTAACATCCAAATAACGCCCCGTGATTGCCCCGGCGGCGTTTACGGTCACACGTGGCACAATATACACGTTCCAATTTTGCGCAATTGCGCCAACCGCTTGCCATACGCTTCCCCGTGATATGTCAACGGACGAAACACGGGAAACAGCCACGTTGCCCACAGCCCAAAGCGTCCCGGTCAATACCGTTGCCAATGCCTGTGCGGGTGTTTGATCTGTTATTTCCTGCGTGTTGATATGCTCATCCGATAATTCGGAAACCGCTATATTCTCCGCAATGATCTGTTGATAATGCTCCGGTTCAATGTTCGTAACATTGCGCACCTCAAACATTTCAATGGAACCCGTTGCGGGGTCACGAAAGGAAAGGCGTTGCCCCCTTTCAATGACCTTGCCCGCAACAAAAGGGAACGTTGCGTTGACCGTGTATTCCTCTTGCGTCCAGTTCCCTTGTTCCATATCATCACGGGCAAACAGTACAACCCCGGCGGCATTTAGAAATGTTGTCTGCATTTACTCCCACCTTTCCCTGTAATAAACCGTTCCCGTTCCCGTGATATTATTCGCTCCAACCTTTGGCACGATAAACGCCCCGGCGGGTTGGTAATACTGCATAATGCTATTATTGCCAACAACCGCCGTTTGTGTGTTTGCGTCAATCACCATATCCCCGGCGGGGATGGTTGAAAAAGTCATCGTGTTCACGCCGTCCCCGTAGCTTTGACCGCTTGCCGCACTTGACAGGGTGCGCCGAATTTGCAATAGCGGCGGCGCATCACCAAGCGCAAAAAACGTTGTTCCGCACGCAACCGCCTTTTCCCCTTTGCTTGTCCAATAAGGGTTCGCATAGCAAGTGAAGGTCAACCGTAACTTATTTTCCCACCAAGCACGGGTTGACGGTTCCGGTTTATCTGTACACACGCATTGCAAATACCGCAACGGGTCTTGCGGCAACTCAAGCATATATTCTGCATCCGTCTTTGCCCACAAAGACAAATTGCGGAAATACTCCTGCCGCAACACTTTGTTTTTCTCAAGTATGGCAAACGTTACAACAACCGTTCGTTCACCGCCGCCCATGCGCACAAACTCCGAACCAAACCGGATTGCACGTGGGCGCACAACGGGGTTGTATCTGATAGGGGATACCTTTATATCCTCAATCATCACGGGCGCAACGCTGTCAATGGAAACGCCATCAAATACAATCATCCTTGCCACCCACTCCGTTGAAGTTGTCTGTATGATTTGCCCTGTTGGTCTGAAATAACCTGCCCAACCGTGCGCCCGTCAAGGTACACATTGCCGCCCGTCTTTACGTTGTCACGCATCACGCCGCCAAGGGCTTCAAGGTCGAACCCGGCAATGCCGCCGTTGCGTAAGGCATTCCAAATTTGGTTTTCCTGTGCCGTCAGAACACGTTCCCCTTCGTGCAAACGTGCGATATAGTCATCATGCGGGACGAGCGGGATGCCCATTCGCCCGGAGCCTTCTGTTTTGCCCGTGCTTGTGGTGAAGGTAATGTTGCCAAACCCGCCGAAGTCAATGTCAATGCCGTACCCGTTCAGCCGCTCAAGTTCCGCAATAATGCTATCAACCGCCCCGGACACTTCGGAAACGTGGTCGGAAATGCCCTGTGCAATGCCGGAAACGGTTGCGCCGGAATTGGCGGCGGCTTCACCTTGCAGGTCAAGGGCGGCAACCGCTTCTTTGGCTTTTGCCGCAAGGCTTTGATAGGTTTGGTCAACCGTCAATTGTTGGTTGGCAAGTTCGGTTGACAATGCCGCCTTTTTTTCTTGTATCTCTTGATACTTGGCGTTGATCTCCTCAACGCTTTTCCCTGTCTTGTCATTTACAAGGGCATCAAGGTATTCAGCACTTTCAACCGAACCGTCCGACAACTCTGCAAGCAGGTTGCTATCCACGCCCATTTCCCGTGCTTTGCGGATATTGTCAAGGTAATCACCAAGGAATTGCGCTTGCGTTTCAAGGTTTTTGTATATGTTGTTCGTGTTGACAAGGCTTTCATTGGCGTTGTCAATCTCTGCCTGTAGCTTTTTCCATTCGTCAGAACCAAGCTTGTATTCCGCTTGTTTCTGCGTCAATTCGGATATTTTCTCAATCTGCTTGCCGTATGCTTGATAATCTACCCGGTTCAAGCTGTGCGCAACGCTGTCAACCGCTTGCCGTGCGGCATCATGCACGCCCTTTGCGTAATCCTCAAGGGCTTTCAATGCTTCGTCAGCGGCGTTCACAACAAGCTTGATATTGTCAGCGTTGTCAATCCAAAACTGTTCGGAAGCGCTTGCCGCCTGTTCTACGCTACCGGGCATTTCGTCAATCGTTGCCCGGTATTCCGCAAGCGCAAGTTTTGCTTCTTCAAGGGCATCTGCCTGTGCTTGATATGCTTCACCTGCGCTTCTTGCTTCAGCTTCCAAGCGGGAAAGTTCCATAACGGCGGCGTTCCATTCGTTTTCGGCGTCTGTAAACGCAACAATGTTGTCAGAATCGTCAACCCGTTGTAGGATGCGTTGATTGTCCTCTTGCGTGAATCCATACTTTTTCCGCAATTCATCAATCTTCTTGCGCTGTTCACGCACCCGGCGTTCCGCAAGTGCCGCATCAAGTTGAAGCCCCGGGAGATCTGCAAAACGGGTAGAAACTGCGCTTTCTTTTTGCTCCAAAGCACCAAGCAACGCAAGCTTCGTTTGCCCGTCTTCCCACGCTTTTATATATTCCTTGACGGCATCTGTGCCGCCCTTGATTTCGCCTGTTTCCGTGTTGATAATCGAAGACAAGCCCGGAATTGTTTTCACCAACCGTTTGCAGGTTTCAAGCCAAACCGCTTGTTCCTCTGCCGTTTTGTTGGTCTTGTTGCCAAGCGCATCAACAGCCCATTCCAACACGCTTGATTTCTGTTCGACATCTGCAAAACCGTCACCAAGCGAAGAAAAGAACGCCGCCCCGAAATCTGTGTTTTCAAGCCCCGGCAACCCTTCCTTTATTGCCGAAATCAAGCTTGACCAACCTGCGGCATCATCCGGGTCAAGTTTGTTTGCACTTTCCGCAATGCCATCAAGCCACGCTTTTGCACCGTCTGCGTCCGTGCCTTGCACCGCCGCAAGCACTTCAATATTGTTGGCAAGGGTGGAAATGAAATCTTTGACAACGCCCGCTTTGCCTTGGTCAAGGTTGATTTGCGCAAGCCCGCTTGCAATCTGCTGAACCTTTGACCCGGCTTTGTCTGCCTTTGTCCCGCCGATTGCGTCAAGCTGTTCCGTCAACGCCCTTGCTTGCTCTGCTGTTTCTTGAATCTGCGCAAGCTTGGCTTCCGTCTGCAAATCAATATCCGCAAAGTCATCAAGGACAGTGCGTTTGCTTTCATCGGGTGTTAACGATTCAATGAACGTATTCAAAAAGCCCGTTGCTTCGGTAACTGCATCAATAAAGGTTTTTCCAAGCGTTGTTTTGAGTTGGTCAATGTTGGTTTGCAACTTGCGCACGCTGTTTGCATACCCGTCCGAAGTGCGGGAAAAATCGCCCTGTGCGTCTGCGGTTGCTTGCATCAAATATTGATACCGCAACATTGTTTGTTCGCCTTGGTTCATTTGGTCAAATGTCTTTGACAAACCTTGTTGCAACGCAAAGGCGTTCAAGTTTGCAACGGACATATTGATACCAAGTTGCTTCAGCGGTTCCGTTTCGCCGCTGATACCCGAACGGATTTTCTGAAATGCTGTGTCAAAGTCAAGGTTGTAAAAGCTTGCCATGTCAGCGGTCAACCCGGCAAGGTCTGTTGACATATCAACAATTTTATTCCCAGACAAACCTGCGGATTTCATCATTGCTCCAAGCGTGGAAGTGAACCGCTTTGCCTGTGTTTCCGTCAAGCCAAATTGACTTCCTGCGGCTTTTGCCCATGATTCAATCTTGCTTGCGCCTTGCCCGAAGGTCACATCAACAACGTTTTGCACCTCTTCCAAATCGGAAGCCGCCGCAATTGCATCCTTGCCAATGTCAAGCAACGCTTTGCCAATCTTTACGGCACTAAACCCGGCAACAAGCTTTTTCAGCATCCCGGAAAATTGGTTGCCAATGTTGTCCGTTGACTTCTTTGCGGCATCGTCCCATTTTCCGGTTTCCTGTTGGATTGCCTTTGTTATGTCTTTGATGTCCGCAATAGCGTGCCGCCCGTCTGCGGTAACCTCAAAAACAATTTGTCCGTCATTCGCCACCCGTGTTCACTTCCTTTGCTTCTGCCGCCTGTGCCTTTTGAATCATGCCCATCAACCCGGCAAACACGTTTGACACATCGGTTTCATACTTGCGTGCTTGCTCTTTTTCGTTCAAGTGCAATGCAACGCTTTGTTTTGCTCTCATCAACCATTCCCGTTCCTTTTGGTTGTACTTGGTTGCGGCGGGCATAGGTCTTGCCCGGATGCCAATGGTTTCTTCGTACCTGCACCCATCGGGCAGGTATTGCAAAAGTTCGACAAATTCAAACCAATGCAGGTCATCCCGGTAAAGGTCAATCCCGTACACCTGCCGGAACGCTGTGCGTATCAAGCCCGCATCCTGTTCATAGCTTGTTAGCCGTTTCCCGCCCGTTTCCGGGCTTGGTGGAAACAGGATGGAACATAATACGGAATAAACCTTGGCGGCGTTTTTAGGGGCGTTTTTGACGCAACAGCGGGCACATAAATAGTCCCGTGCGTCCGGCAATATGTCATCCCTTTGCATGACCTCAAGCATTTTGAGAACGTTGCGGAAGGAAAAGTCGCATTTGTACCGCTTGCCGTCAACCGTTATGCTATCCGGCAACCGTTCAAACAATTTAAGCATTCTTCATCCGCTTTTGCATTGCTGATATTTTGCCCGCAAGCCGCTCTTTGAAATACTGCCCGCAAACCGTAATGACACAGCCGGGGTCATCCGCATAAAACGCCATCAATTGCGCCGCCTGTTCCGTGCCAAAGATAACCGCCGCAAAGTATTCTGCGCATTCCTTGACAACCTCATCCGGGGTATCGTCTGTCAATTCCTTCATTTTCGCCTGTGCCTTGGTCAACCCGGCAACCATGCGCATTGCATCCCCGTTGACGGTCAGCGTGATTTTCTCGTCACCTTCCCGCACGGTAACTGTATCATGAACCCGGTTTAGGGTCATTTCATACCCACGCCGAAAAAGCTTCATTGTTTACCCCCTCAATTGTAAAAAAGGGGCGGGGAATGGTAGCCAAACCCCGCCCGGATAAATTATTTACGCCGCATTCGTCACGGTCGGTTTGCCGTTCAGCCGGAGCGTGCAACCAAAGGCGTTCACATCAAGCGTGGAACCGCCAAAGGTAGTGATTGCGCCAACGGTTGCGGGGCAAACAATCTGTTTGCCTTCGGCAACAATCTTGACCTGCGTGTTGCGTTCAGTACCAAGCTTGTATTGCATCCCGGCAATGTAGTCCTGCGCCGCATCGCCCGTGATACGCCGCCCGGAAACAACAAGTTCGGGAGCCGCACCCGTGGTTTCGTTGTGCGCAAAGCCCTCACCGCACAGGAAGAAATACTGCTGATTCTGTTCGTTCTCGTTGAACTCCATGGACTCAATACCTGCGCACAGCTTCGCCCACGTGGGTTCGCCGCCTTCGGTTGCCGCCGGGGCGGTTGCAACATAAAGTTCATTTACCCAGTTCGCATTCATGGTTCGTCATCCTTTCTGTATACTTTCACAATCAAATCCCCCGCCATCAACCAAGCGTTGTTTTCCTCACGCCCAATGATACGGGGCAAATTGCCGCTTGTAATATCCACGATTTCCCACCCATCCCCGGCGGGGTACGCCGTGCGGCGGGTCAGCGTGTCAATGATATTGTTCAGCGTGTCGGAAAGCACCTGCAAATTGTGGTGCTTGCCGTTCAGCGCAAGTGTTAGGGGAATAAAGGCGTTCTTGTCATAGTACACTTCAAGCGGCGTTGACGGCGCAATTTCGCACGCCAAACCGTCACCCGTACCAAGTGCGCCCCTTGTAATTGACGCAAAATTGTCCATGCCGTCAATTAAATCCATGACCGCTTCAACGGCGGCATTTATTTTGCTTGTCATCTGTACAACCTCGTTATTGCTTGCGCTTGTCTGCCCCATTCGGCAAGGTGATTTTGTTTCGCAACCTCACACCAACGCCAACTTGCGTTCGGGTTAACATCCTTGTACGCTGTGGGGATTTCGTAATACTGCCGTGCCGCATATGGCGTTTGCCATATCAACAGCCCTTCTTTCAACCTGCTGTGTATGTACGAAGACATAATCAGCATTCCGGTGTCCTCTTTGCAATACATATTGCAATCCCGGAGGATTTGGGAAGACAGCATTTCAAGCCCGTTTTGCCAAGTGTTGTCAATCTTGGCTTTTATGCTGTTTTCGTTGATCTCAATGCGCACCGCCATCAAACCAACCCCACTTCGTAATGATGTAGGTTGTCCGTGTCATCCCGCAACGCATCAACCGAAAAGACGGTATATTCCACGCCACGCACCACAACCCGCATATCCCCCGCAAGCTTGTGCGCCGAATCAAACAGGGCGCACCAATCAAGGGCGGGGGTGCTAATGCGGGCATCAACAAACAGGATTGACCGTAGCACGCAATCCGTATTGCTCTGCGTTTTGCGGATTTCGTTGGTTGGTTGCAGGTGTACCCGCTTGACCGTGTATTCCGTGTATGTTTGATTCTGATACCTATCAACGCCGTTGCATACTTTGACGGTCGCTGTGCTTCTCAGAATCTTTGACGGGATAGGTTTCAGCATTGCTTTACCACCAACCTTCCAAGGTTGGCACTTGCGGGTTCATCAACCCGGTTTGCTCAAGGTATCCGATTGCAAGCGGGGAAATGCTTTCGGAAAGCTTGCCGCCGCCGCTTGCGCTTGCCTTGCCGTGTACGGTCACTTTCCCAACGGTAAAGCCCGCAGAAGCGGTTTCGTTTACGGAATCTGTGCCGTTTATCGCAAGGAAATCAACCTGTGCGCACACAGCCTTTTTGTATAGGGTTTGGTACAAGGCGGGAAGCTTTGCAATGGTTGCTTCGTCTGCCCAATGCGTGACCGCACCGATAATATCAGACGCACGGGCGCAAAGGGCGGGGAAGGATGCTTCATCAGCATCCGTTCCCCCGTAAACATTTGAATAAAATTCAAAAGTTACAACGCCCATGCTTTCACCCCGTTACGCTTTCACCACAAGGGTAGTATTGCCGCCGCTCACGCAGAACCCGGTCTGCTTGTTGACAAGGGCAACGGTGATATACTTCCCGGCGGTCATGCTTGCAATGGTCAGCGGGTTCGCACTCATGTCAACCCAAGTTTTGGTTGCATCCGGCACAGCACCGTAGGTCAGAGTGACAGCCGCATCATTGACGCTATACTTCAGCGCAAGACCTTCCGCAACTTCACCAGTACCGAAAATGCCGTTTCCAGCGGCGGTCACAACGGTGTCACCCGCCGCACCCGTACCCGCAACGGAAGTGATGGTCAGAGAACCAATGGACGGAGCCGCACCAAGATGCGCATACACGCCCGCACCACGCTGTGCAAGCATGAACACATCGTAATAATACCGCTCGTAGTAAATGTCCTTGCCTTTGGTCTGCGCAGAACCGGGGGACATCATTGCCACATCATAAACGATGGGGGCGGCAATAGCGTCCGGGTCATACAGAACAAAATTGATCTGCTGTGCATTGCTGTTGTCAATTGCCCAACCATTGGTGAAGATGTAGGCGGTCTTCATCATGTCAGCCGGAACTTCCATGATTTCAACGCCGTCAAGACGGGCAATGTTCCGGTCAACGTCACGGATGCCGTTGGTCACCTCAATAAAGCGGGTCATCCCGGTTGCCTGTTTCAGCAGTTTATAAGCGGCGGGGGTGATCTTGCACCGCACCCGGTCACGGTTGACACGCTGATTGGTCATGTACTCAAGTGCCTTGTCCCACTCCGCAAGGATGGTGGCAGAAGTAAGGCTTTCGGTGGATGTGCCGCCGTGCGCACCCGCAAACCCGGCAAGTTTCATGCTCATGTAGGCATCCTGTTCCGGGATTTTGTGCTGTTCGTTGAAAACACGGGTGACATTGGCAATGGTCGCAACTTCGTTGGTTTCAACCACATCAAGCGGGTCAACAAGGGTGTCCCACTCTCTGTCCATCGTCAGCGTCATTGCTTGCCAATCAATGTCAAAATTGCGGGAAAAAGAACCGTCAATGCTGTCACGGTTCGCCGCCCGTGCGCCGGACGTGGTAACAATCGGAATCATAACCGTTTTGCCGTTCAGCGGACGGAAACGGTAGGATTCGCCTTGATTCCACAGGTCGGAATAATAAGACAGGTAAGGATAAGCGGTTTGAATCGCTCTGCCGTACTGTACGGCATAATTCAGATTAGCCATTTTGTTTCATTCCTTTCGTTATTTCTTCGCCGGGACAAAGCCCCAAGCATTTTGAAATGCCGCAACTGCCCCTTCTTCGCCTTTGGGCATACTGCCTTCGGGCTTTGCACCAAACTGCGGCTTTGGTGCGGGGTCTGCCTTTGCGGTGAAATATTCCTCATAATCCTTCCGCAAATCGGCAAGCTGTTCTGCCACGGGTTTCGCCCCGTCCGCACGGTCAATAAGGTCATAAACCCTGTCAAAGAATTTGGGCTTTACATCCGCATATTCCGCACTTGTCCTTGCGGTCTGCTTGGTCTTGTACCCGTCAAACTGCCCCAACAGTTCCTTGTATTCGGGCGTTTCTTTGACATTTACGGGCTTTTGCTCTTTTGCCCATGCTTCTTGCGCTGTCTTGATTGCCGCATCCTGCGCCGCCTGTGCCGCCCCTTTGGTAACGTATCCGTCATCAAGCGCACGCCCGTACAGGCTAAAAATGCTGTCGGCACGCTCTTCCGGGGTCAAGTCACCGTTGTTCAGTATGTCGGTCAACGCCTTGCGTGTAAAAATACCCGCCATGTTTTGCTCCCCCTTTTTACGGTCATTGGAGATTGACCGCTCTCCGTGTTTTACGCCCCGGCGGGCATGATTGTATGAAAAAAGCGGCTTGCCGCCGCCTGTTTCATCTGTTGCACATTGTTTCCCTACCTCATGCAATGCGCTTGCCGTGCGCCCTACGCTTTGCACGGATGCCGCCTTTTTTTTGTTCCTGTTTGTTGTGGTTTGTTGCAACGCAAAACGGCGCATATAGGGGTCGAACCTATACCTTCCGGGTCAAAGCCGGATGCGCTCCCGCTACGCTAATGCGCTATAAATGCGTTGCAACCTGTGCGCTTTACGCCTTGCGCTTGCGTGTGGTCTTTTTCGGCGTTTCCTGCGCCTTTTCGGGCTGTTCCTGCTCCCCTGTGTAGGTTTTCCTTGTCAGATACTCTACTGGCAGTTCTGCCCCGCAAATATCGCAGAAAATGTGGCAGTTCACGCTTTTGATTCTGTCATGCGTGCATCCCATACCAATTCCCCCTTTCAATAATCAACGCCATTTTTGTATTCGGGTGCGGGTTGCGGTTTGTTGGTCGCAATACATTGCCGCATATCTGCAAGGACTTCAGCCCATGTCATACTTTCGGCGGCAAAGTCAAACACATACGGCGTGCCAAACTGTGCCGCATACGTTTCGTTCAGCGCATCAAACTCCGCTTCCTCTGCGCTCTTCCGTGTCGGTTTCCTGTCAAAATCAATCATTGTGCCACGCTCCCCAACATTTCAAGGAAGAATTTGTACGATTCCGGCAACATTGCCTTTATGCCGTCAAGCGCATCACTTTGCGTGACGGTTGCGGAATACATCTCTGCAAAGGCTTCAATTGGCATATTGCTTGCGTCAAGTTGATAACTATACCTGTGACCAATACCAAACGGGTGCGTGAAATCTCTGCCGAACTTGCGGGTCATATAATTGCCGTAAATGTCGGAAGCATCGCCCCGTTGATAAATGCTAAAGGTTGCTTTTGCCCATTTGCAGAAATCGTCTGCCGTTCCTCTGTCTGTGCCAACCATTGACCGCAATTCGCTTTGCAACAGCGGTTTCAGCCATTTATCTGTAAGCGGGCGCAATATGCTGTCATCGTCCCCGGCATCAATCAGCATTGACCGGATAGCACGGTATTCGTCACTTGGCATTGTACCCCGCAAGGCTTGCCGGACATATGCACCAAAGCCCATGCCGCCCGTGCCGTTTTGTGCCGCCTTTACTGCGTCATAAGCATCCGCATACCCGTGCCGCCGTAGGTAATACGCACCAAGGTTGTCCCCGATCTCCTGTTCAATGACCTGCGCAAACATCTTCCCATTCTTGCCAACGTAGGAAGTTGAAAGATAACTGCGCCTGTCCCCGCTTTGCGCCATGCCGTGCAGGTTGTCAATGTTGTGTCCGTATTCGTGATAAAACACGGCGTTTTTGCGTTGGTATGTGCTTTCTTCAAAACACTTCTTCCATGATCTGTAATAAGTCTTCCGGGTTCCGGGACTATAATATGCCCCATCACTTTGCGGGTCAAGCTGTGGGCGTTCCAACTTGTCAGCAACCTTTTCCCATGCGCCCCGTGCATCTGCGGGGGCTTTGTCAAGGGTTGCCCGTGCGCTTGCCAACTGTTTCTTCTGCGGCGCACGGTATCCGCTTTCGTCAAACGGTTTGCCATAATTGAATGTTGATTGCGTGGGCGGTGTGGCTTGCCGGGGCTTTGGCGCAAGCGGCACATTCGGTGTCATTCCCGGTGTGTTGCTGAACTCAACCTGTGCGCCGCCGCCGGAATAGAACCCTTCAATCATTTCCTTTTGCTGTTGCTCAAACAAGGAAACATCATAGGTTTTTGACGAAGGGAACTCCCGCTTTGTGTAAACGGCTTCCCGGTTTTGCCGCCTTGCACGCCCGGTTGCGTCACAAAATGCGTCAATGTCATCATCCGTTTGCCTTATCTTTGCCCGCTGTGCCTTTATCAACTCATCCGGCGCACCTTGCGCCTTCAGCATCAGCAAATCCCGTTTTTCCTCACGGATTTTGCGCTCAAGCCCCCGTTGCTGTTGGCTTTCCTCATATGTCTTTGCGTTTTCCTCTTCGCTTTGCCCGCCCTCACGGACAATGGAAACGCCGGGGATGAACGGGGTAGGGTAGTGCTTGCAATTGATACCAAACAACCCGGAGGGTTCGCCGTAGCTTGTTTCGCTCTGTGCGTACACCTGCACTTCGTACCCGTCAAGGTCAGCAACAACACGGGCGTTGTCCGTGCTTGATATGACCTTGCTTTGCCACGGGTAGCACAGCGGGCGTGCGCCGTTGTGGTAACTCACTTGGTACAGGTCATTTCCGAAATTCTGATTGGTTTCCCAAACAGCCGCCCGCCCCGTGTTGAACATGGTTGTGCGGATATCCATTGCAACATACGCTTCCGCACTCCACCTGTGTCCCCCGTGGTCAATAAATCCCGTGATTCCGTTCTGTTGCAACCGCTTGATTGCGTGCGCCGTTGCCGTGTTCCATGACGAAACACCCGTGACAACCTCACCCGCACCAATGTCAAGGGCGGTTTGCGTTGCCTGTACCCGTGTGGCAATATCCGCAACCGTTGCCCTGTATGCCTGTTGCGTGCTTTCAAGCATGACCGTGTTCACAAGGTTCAGTTTGTTTGCGGCTTGCGTATAGTACAGGTTGAACGCCCGGTATTGGTTAGGGGACACAACCGGGGTTTGTGGCGGCATGAAAATGCCTTTTTTGACAGCCTTCCACAACTCCGGGTTTACCGCTTGCACGCTGTCAATAATGACCTGTTCCAAAGCGGCGTTCAAGTATTTGTCAACGCCAACAAGGTTGCGCCGGATGATTTCCATTGTTTCCTTGTTGACCTGCCCCATTTGCGCCAACATATCCGCTTGATACGTGATTGACGAACGGGGGAAATTGCGTGCGTCATAGTACGGGAAATAATGCGCAAGGTTTATCAAGATTTGATCTGTTACAGCCCCGTAAACCTCTGCCATTTCCCATGACATTGCATCAATAAATGCGGGGCGCATTGTTTACCCCCTATTCTGCCGTCCCGAAGATTGCAAGCGGGTCAACGTTTCCCGCCGAACCTTCTTGCTTGACCCGTGCAAGTTCCTTTTCCGCTTGTTCCGGGGTCAAACCCTGTCCATATTTGGGGTCTGTCAAGAAGGTGTATTTGCTCAAAATACCCGCACCAACAAGCATGACCCCTTCATTGATATTGGTCTGCCTGTCTTGCGTGATACCGTCATCAAACGTTATTTGCACGTTGTACCCCGGTGCGGCAAGGCTTTCCACGGTCTGCCCGTTTTCGTCCGTCATGCCGTACAGTATGGCAACATCAACAATGTTGCGCACAAGGTGTTCGATTGCCGGACGGAGTTGATTCTGCACGGTCTTGATTGTTTTGTATGTCTTTGAGTTTTCGGAAACAACCTCTGTTGCGGTCTTCAAGCCCGTGTGTTGATCGAAAGTAAACGTACCCGCCGAAAAGCCTGTCTGCAAGCACAGGATTGACAGGAAAGCATTGATTGCCGCAACGTGTTCTTCCACCCGTAATTCAACGCTGTTGTCCTGTATTTTAAGGTCATCCGGCGTGTCACTTGCAAGGGCTTCATAGGTTTCGTCCGTTGCGTCAAAGTACCGCACAAGCGCACCCGTCTGCGGGTCAACCACGGAACGCACAGCACGTGCGGGAACAATAATGCGCTTTTTACCAAGCCGGAACTCCCGGACAAAGCTGTCATAGCAAATGTCCAATGCGTGCAACGTTTCCAAGGCGTTGCCGTATATGCTCATGCCCAAAGGGGAATTATCATCAAGGTTGTTGGCAATGGGTGTGCGCCAATAGCTGAAAAGGCTTTCTTCAACAGGCACTTCCGTTTCTTCCTCAAGGTACGGATAAATTTCCGCAAGGGGATAGCGCACACCAAGAATGTCTTGCGATTCCCCCGGCGTTGTACCTTTTTGCATTTCGGAACGGAACAGTTCGTTCGTTATCACATAGGTCAAGCCGTTCCACCTGTGCCATTCAAGGCGTGTGTAATAGTAACCATTCTTTGCAATACGTGACACGAACACCCCTTCCGTAACACGTGCATTGTCCCACGCAAGCGGGACAAATTGATCTGCCATGCAATAGCCGATCATGATTTTCCGGGTTTCGGGTAACTCATTGCCGTTTTCATCGTGCTTTGACTCTGCCCAAACCTTCAAGGCGTTGCCGCCCAATGCAAGTGCTTCTTCAATGCTTTCCTGCATCTTTTCCCGGAAAGCGTTGCACACAAGCACGCCTTGCACAAAGGCGTTCAGCGGGTCGGGGTTGTCATCGTCACTTTCACGCCCGTCAATGCTCACGTTTACCGTGCATTCCTCACCCCACACAAGGGAAGCCATTTCGGCGCAAATGGCTTTTGCAACGTTCATTCGGTACACTTCACGGCGTGCGTTTGGGTCTGCAATGGTCGGGGCGGGTACAATATGCCAAGCTTTGTAAAAGCCCTTCCAAAGCCATTTCCAAATGAATATTCCGAAATCGTAAAACTGTTGGAAAGACGGTACGCCCGCAAGGTCAAACACGCTTTTGTACTCCCTTGCAAGCCCCGTTCCTGCAACCGCTTTTTGCATCCCGCTTTTCCACCTTCTTTTCAAGTTATCCAACCATTGCATTATCCACCGTCACCGCCTTGCCCGTTTCGGCTTGCCGCACACAGCCCAATAAAGAAAACACCAAGGCACACCCCGGCAAAGAAAGCAGGTATCAACCACAATGCGGAAATCATCTGCCCCACCCCTCAATCAATACGGGAATGTCCCGCTCATACGCATATTCAAGCGCATCAAGGCTGTCAATGTTGGTTGTGCCGTTGTCAAGCCGCACATCCTCTGTGACCTGTTTGCTGTCCCATATGGCACTTTTCAATGCGTCAATTGTCCATTTGCACCCGCTGTGTATCTTGAACCGCCCCGCACCCATAAGGATGCACAACGCCCGGATTCGGTCATTTATGGGCTTTTTAAGGGCGTTCCCAATGTTAACGGGCAAGTGTGCTTGCGCCGCCGCTGTGCGCAACCCGTTTATCAATGTTTGTTCTGCGCTGTCACACCAAACATCCGTGACAAGCCAACGCATTTGACAGCGGCGCACAAAGTCAACAAAATCCGCTTGCAACTTGTTTGGGTTCAACGCTTCCTTTTCCCGGTACTCATCAAGCACCGCAATGCTGTTGCCGTACCTGCCCAAACAGCAAAAGGCGTGTGCGCTTGTGCCGCCGCCAAAGTCAACGCCAATGGTTGCCCGTTGCATCCGGGGCAGGTCATCAACAACAAAGCGTTCGGGTTGATCTGCGAACAATTGGTATATCAACCCTTCGGCAACTGCACGTTCACCAAGTATGTCCCGCCTGTACCAAACTGTGTTCGGGTCATACCTGCTTTCGATCTCCGCAATCCGTTCCGGCGTTATGGTTGCGTTGTCCTTGATTGTAAAGTGCTGATACAGATACCCGCCCGCAAGCCCTTGCGCCCTGTACTTGTCAATATAATCTTCGTATATCCGTGCCTTTGGGTTGCAAGGGTTCAAATCCCAAAGGGTGAACGGGTGCTGTGCGGCAATCTGCCGCCCGCTTGCCACCTTGACAAAGGAAATGCGGCTGTCCGTGCTGTCAAAGTGTTCGTTGATCTCTGTTGCAATCCAAAGCCCGTAACTGTTGCCAAGGATGCGTTTGTAGGCATCTGCCTTTGCGCCGCCAACAAAAATGACAATCTTTTCCCCGGTCTGTGTCTGTATGTACAGGGCTTCATTGTCCCGGTACTTGCCCCAACGGCAACGCCCCCGGAACAGGT